ATGACCCAGGTGGATGACACCAAATACGCCAAGGTCTTCTACGGCGACGAACCGGACGGCAAGACCGAGCACGGCCTGTCCATCATCGGCATGGCTATCTCCGAAGACGCCGCCGACGAAGTATTCGCAGCCGGCGCCCAGTTCGCCCCGCTGGAGCTGGTGCGCATCACCTTCGACGTGGCACGCGGCGGCCAGAACAAGGGCAAAAACCTAGCCCTGCACATCGAAGCCGTGAACCCGAAAGGCCAGGCCGCCAAGCCTGCTGCCCCGCAAGGCACCCAACAACAGCCCAAGCCGACCGGTGCTCAACCGGACCCGGCCAAGGCCTGACGGGAGGGCGCCGCCGTGCTGATCGTTGATCGCGTGCTGTGCGACTGCTGCGGGCAGCCCATGGGCCAGCTCTACAACCAGTCCGCCCCCCAGCCCGACCTGCTGCCCGATCTGAACAAGGCGCCTGCCCTCGTCATCTGCCCCGACTGCATCGCCATGGCTGAGGTCATTCGTGACCCCAGCCTGGCTGAGTAACCAAGGCAAATGAAGTTCATTGCCTGTGATGGGGAGTGGTCGGCTGGAGCTACTGGGGAGCCTCAGTGCATTGGCCAACTGGTTTCCATCACTGGCGCTGAAATCCGGGCGGAACTCTCCCCCGGTTTAACCGATGAGGAGGCGATCACCATGCTGGATGCCGCCGTAGGCGTATTCGCCACGGTGTTCATCTTCCTCGTTCTCAAGAAGCTAGTGAGGTAAGTCCTATGAAACTCCGCAATACCCTGCGTCACTACGGTCGCCAGATCGGCGCCGTTTCTGTCATCAGCGCCTTTGGCATCGGCCAGGCCTACGCCTCTGCTGCAAACGTGGTCACCAAGATGGAAGGTGGTGAGGGCGACATCAGCATCATCGGCTACGCCGGTCTCGGCCTGCTCGTCGCTGCGGCGCTGTTCAAGTACATGCGCCGCGCCGTTTAACCCACCAACAGAGGTCAACCCCGCTTCGGCGGGGTTTCTGCTTATGGCGATTGATCCGAACACTTACTACTTGGTGGTTATGACCGTTGCCTTCGCGGCATTGTTGTTTGGGCGGGTGTGATATGAAGTTTATTCCTAGATTAGCACTTGCTCTAACTCTTATGGGTTGTGGTCAGCTTGTTTTTGGTGACAGTTATTCTTTTTATCCTTCTCTCTATTCATCTGAGAATTATTCATCTGCTGAATTAGCTTGTCGCTCCCTTGAGCCGTCAGGGCGTATTCAGTCGGGTTTATCCTTCACTTATTTGTCTCATACACTTCGCCAAAATAGCTCAACTGTTTACACATGTCGTCTACAGTCAACTTCTAGTTCTACTATTACTCAGCAAACCGTCACCCGTCGCGGTTCTTCCTGTCCTGCTGAACACACTTATAATTCCCAAATCGGCCAATGCGAAGCGCCCCAGCCCGACCAATGCGAATCCACCATTGGCGACGTTGTTTACCATGAGTTTCGCTTTGCCACCCTCGGTGGCGATGGCAATCCCTCTGTTGATCCTCCCGTAACCGTCTGCAAAAGCGGTTGCCAGTATTCCCACACCTTCGGCGGCTTTTCCTCCAAGCGCGATTTTGGCCCGCCTGACCAGCTCGTTGGCTCCTTTGAGTACAAGGGCAATGGCATCAGCTGCACTCCGTCGGCCAACAACCCATCCGTATTCGATCAGCCTCCGGCGAAAGATCCAGTAACCGAGGCGCCTAAGTACGACACCAATAACGAGTGCTCGGGCTGGGAAACTCAGCCGGACGGGAGTCTTAAGCGCAACTGCACGGCTACCGATAAGTTTGAAGACAAAGGTGAAGTCGAGTGCAAAGAAGGCTCTATTCACCAGTTCAAAACCAACTGCACACCCTCAAAGACCAATCCGCCTCAGAAGTCGGAGACCAAGGTCGATCAGGAAACGACCAAGAAAGAGAACGCGGACGGTTCTAGCGAAACCACCACTAAGACCGACACCACCAAGACGAACTGCAGGGGCATGAATCCATGCAACTCTACCAGCAAGTCTGAGACTGACTCAGAAAAGACTGACGCCGACGGCAATACCACCAAAAAAGGTGATTGCGTTGGTGACGGCTGCAATCCCAACAAGCCCGATGGCGATGGTATGGGCGACGAAGAGGGTGAACAAGGCGAAGAGCGCACCGCCACTGTCGGCACCTGTGACGGCGGTTTCTCTTGCACCGGCGATCCCATCGACTGCGCCATCCTCAAGCAACAGAAAGAACAGCAGTGCTACGCAGAAGAGATGGGCGACTTCGACGGTAAAAAATCCGATATCGAAGGCCTGTTCCAAGGCGAGAGCTTCACACTCCCTGAGGCCGAAATATCCGCTCCTAGCATCATCGGTGGCGCTACTCGCTTCTTGCCTGCTGGCTGCCCTGCACCGGAGCGCGCCCAGCTCTCTGGCGGCTCCCTTTCTTTTAGCTATCAGCCCCTCTGCACCATAGCCGTTGACCTGTCCTGGATCATTGTGGCCGTGGCCAGCATTTGGGCGGCGGCCTATGTCGGTCGTGCCTTTGGAGGTGAATAACCATGCACTTTTTCTACTTGGCTCAACTCTTTCTGATCATCGTTCTGCCCATCGTCAAGCAGGTGCTGCGGGCAATTGGTATCGGCGTAGTCGCCTACGTCGGCATCAATCTCGTCATCAACGAAGCCAAGGACTACGCCATGGCCAACCTGGGCAACCTCGGCCAATCCCTGCAAATGATCCTGGGCCTGGCCAAGTTCGATGTGGCGGTAAATATCTACTTCGCAGCGATCACCACACGCCTGGTTCTGGTGGGTATTGATCGGATGGCTGATCGCCGCACGAAGCTCTCCACCAACACCACCTTTACGGCCTGATCATGCTCTATATCCGCACCGGCCTGATGGGCCATGGCAAGACGCTGAACACCATCAAAGAAGTCGACCTGGCCGCCAAGAAGGACGGCCGCGCTGTCTACTACCACAACGTCACCGACCTCGATGCGAGCAAGCTCCAGGCTGATTGGTTTCCCTTCGATGATCCGCTCAAGTGGTATGAGTTACCTGACAACGCCCTGATTGTGGTGGATGAGGCGCAAGGCTGGTTTGGCGTGCGCGATCCTCGCAAGGAAGTACCAGAACATATCTCGCGCTTCGAAATCATGCGCAAGCAGGGCCATGAGGTGCACTTGATCACCCAGGACCCTCGATTCATCGACGTGCATGCCCGCCGTCTCTGCAACAAACATATTCACTACTGGCGGATTTTCGGCAGCAGCAAAGTCTCACGCTATGAGATGGAGCGCGTTTACAACGACGTCGAGAAGGTCAACACCTGCAAAGATGCCAGCCGCACCATCATCAGCCTGGATAAGCGCTACTTCGGTGTCTACACCAGCGCCAAGGCTGAGCACCATTTCAGCTTCAAGCCATCGCGTAAATTCGTGCTCGCCACCCTTGGTCTAGTCATATGCATCTATGCCTCGTTGCGCGGCTACAGCTTCATCTACGGCGCCAAGGAAACCGAGACACCCGTCACTGATGCGGCGCCCACGCAAAGCGCGCCCAAAGCCGAAAGCGGCAACCTCGCTACCGACTTGGCCAGGTCGCTGATACCTGGCATCGCGCCAGAATCCGCCGCGCCTATGTCTCGTGGGCAGTACCTGGCCGAGCGTATCCCTCGCGTCGAAAACGTCCCTTCATCTGCTCCGCTTTACGATGATCTAACCAAGCCGCAGTCGTTCCCGCGGCTCTACTGCATGTCCAGCACCGACCCCAACACCTACGCCCGCAATTTCACCCGCATGGGCAGTGCCACCGTCAACGGAAAGCAGACCGTTTGCCAGTGCTACACCCAACAGGGAACCCGGGTAGAAACTGATTTCAGCTTCTGCATGCGAGTGGTCGAAGTCGGTTACTTCGATCCCACTCGGCCGGATCGCTCACAGCAGGCGTTCGGCCAGCTCCAGCAGCCGCAATCCATACCGGGCTATTCACAGCCCCACATGCCGCCCCAGGCCGATTCCCAGGCGACACCGCCTATCAACGTCGTCAGCTACGAAAAAGGCCGCTTCCTGTGGTGATCAAGCGTCAGCGCGCCCTGGCTTTTGCGCCAGCGGGAGCCGGCGAGCGCGGCGCAAAGCCTGCGCGCTGACGTCCCTGTAACACGTCAGATAAACCGATTTAGAAACGATCAATAGTTGTCAATTTCAGGAAATTGAAAGAATGAAAATCAAGGATTTTGTCCGTATTGGTCTGGATGCTCTCCCCTCCCCTTCTGGTCGTATCTTTGTTCATCCTAATGACGCTCAAATCGTTGATCTGTCTAGCGTTCGAATCCTGGCCTGCAGCGTCGATACCGTCCGCCAGTTGTATCGCGGGCTGATCCGCCCGGAAATCATGAGCCTCTTCGACAAACCCGGCACCATCGTTGACTTCGCTGGCCAGCGTTGGCACTCGGGTCGCGTCAGCAAGGATTCCGGGTACCAGTACAAGCTGCAGAATGCTGACCTGGGCATCATCCTGCTGGTGAAGAATTTCAACGCCAAAATCGAGAACATCGGCCCCCACCTGAAAATCGAGGTATCTCCGCATGCCATCGCCCAGTTCTGCCCCGAGCGCCTGCAGGAACGCCTGGACTACTACGCCGGCCACGTGCTTACCAACGTCGAGCGTAACCAGTGCGCGGTTCACCTCGCGCTAGACCTGCAAGGTTGGACGCCCCCTTCTGATCTGGTCGCCCGCATGCACTGCCGCGCCCGATCCGCTCGTGATATCTCCGGTATCAAGGAAATTACCTGGGACACCAAAAGCAGCGTCTACGGACGTGGCGAAACCTACATGTTTGGCTCTGCTGGTGGCGTCCAACTAGCTATCTACAACAAAACCGAACAGGCCAGAGCCATCGACAAGCTCGACTATTGTGAAGGAGTCTGGAGACGTCGCGACAGCTTCGACGAAACCGACCTGGACAATTACAACCCGGAACAGGACGTGTGGCGCGTAGAGCTGCGTTACCACCACTCAGTGATCCAGCAATTCGCCTCCGGCTCGTTCGACCTGCAGAGCGGCGAAACCATTGAAACCAACAGCTACGCCGCCTTTGCCCCGCACCTAGACGGCCTGTGGCGCTATGGCCTGCGTCAGTTCAAGCTGCTGGCACGCCCTGGCTACTTCGAACCCATCTGGACGCTGATCCGTGACGATGTGCGCGTGGATCTGCCGGTCGATTCCCTGGTGGACCAAACCGAGTACAAGCGCCAATACAAGACCTCGCGCGGCTTCTCGGGTAAGAACGTCGAGTTATTCCTGGGAAACTTCGTCAGCCTGCTGGCACGGGAGCGAGTGGGCGCTAGAAAGGCTTTCTATCGGCTCAAGGATTGGGAGTGCTGGCCGGTGATCCGCGACCACTATGCCGCCAAAGGCATGGATGAAGACGGGCTGTATAAGCACATCAAGGGTATCCTTGAAGAACGGCATGTGCGTTGGGGGCGTGCCGTATGATCGTCAAAAACGGCTCTACCTGGGAGGCGGATTTCTGGCTTGATTACTCGGCAGGCATCCGCAAGCGCAAGCGTGGTTTTCGCACTAAATCAGAAGCCGAGCGGTGGGTTTCTGATCTGCGTCGGGAGTATCAGAACAGGGGGCGTGATCCTGGCGAGCGTCTGTCTGATCTGGTCGACGTTTGGCAGGAACTGCACGGCTCTACGCTCAAGGATAAGTACCGATTCAGCCGCACCATGGCAGTGGTTCAAGCGCTGGGCAATCCTATAGCCTCCAGCTTCACGGCGTTGGACTTTGGGCGTTATCGCACCAATAGGCTAAAGGCGTGCACACCCTCCACGGTTAATCATGAGCATCGTTACTTGAAGTCTGTCTTCAATGAGCTGATTCGCCTCGGTGTTTGGCATCAGGAAAACCCACTCGGCAAATTACGCCAGCTCAAGGTGGACGAAACTGAGCGTGCGTTTCTCTCGTTGGACGAATGCCGGGTTTTACTGCAGGAGTGCGAGGTTTCGACCAATAGTCATACCCTTCCGGTCGCAAAGCTCTGTTTGGCTACTGGTGCTCGATGGGATGAGGCGGAAAGCCTGACCCGCCAGCACGTCCGCAATGGTCAAGTAAGGTTCCTGGGCACTAAGAACGGTAGCAATAGATCTGTGCCGATTCCGGCTGATCTTGAGCGCCTGATTCTGGCTCGCGGATACCCTGGAGCGGGCAAGCTGTTTGGCTCTTGTCGTGCTGCTTTTCGTATGGCCTATGAGCGGGCCGGTCTGCATACGCCAGGGCAGATGACACACGTGCTTCGGCACACGTTCGCCAGTCATTACATGATGGGTGGGGGTAGCATTCTGGCGCTGCAACGTATCCTAGGAGTCTGTCGGACTTTCCAAGTCTTCCGCGCGTTGGGGGTATCCGCGACAATCGGGGCTCTGCTACCGAGAGCCCGTCCCTATGAGCCGTTTTGTCCCAGTTGACCGTGACACCGCGTACCTG